TCACTTTCTTATTCTAAATGCAAATCTGTAGCCATTCTTGCTTAAGTCATTGCGCACCACATTACTGTTTAAGGCAGAGTTCGGGCTAAAGGTGTCATGTTGTCTCTGCACTATTCGATAGGTCGTGAATGAGCACTGATAAAATCCAGGCAGTGAGTCTATGATGGTTACAATGTTGCTACCCGTTGGCACGATAATATAGCCCCATTTGGAGTGATGAATTTTGTAAATATCTACTTTCATAATGACCTCTCAAATTTGCTCTTTTGATATATCGGCAAGATGTGAGGTTTTCTTAACTGTATCTGTCTAATTAAGACACTGCTCGCACACATACGCTTGCAGGCCCGTTAGTTGTTTGGTGATGGTTTCGATTCGCTCTCTGAGAGGGTATAAGCCCGTTCAGCGGATTCTGATGGTCGAGGCGAAACCATAATCCATGCTCGACACATTCATTCAGTGTTTGCTGAGTCTGGTTTTGTCATGGACATCCCTTGTTATATAGTCGTCATAATAAGCACCAAGGAAAACTGTTATGAACGTTAAAGTATTCAGAAGTGACTGCCAATCAGATAGTGAATCTGCCTATCTGGAGTGGCTGCGTGAAAATCCAGATGGTTTTGTGGTTAACGCACTAAAGTGCACCAACGGGAAGGGCAACAAGAGTGATCAACGTTTTACTCGCGTTCACCGGACCAACTGCAAAACAATTAACCCACTGCTTAGTCAGATAGAGAAGTCTGGCTTCACGACGGGACGTTATCAAAAGCTATGCGCGAATATCCTTTCCGTGGCAGAGAGCGAAGCCCGAAGGATTACTGGCCTCGAAACCGTTAAACCGTGCCCCTGCATCGGACGCAGTCACGCCCTCACGATGGATCTTTCAGTGGTCATGGCATAACAAATCGCCCGATAAAGTGGAATGCCCCAGGCTCACGACTGGAAGATATCGTTAGGCGGCGCATGCGAGGCGCAATAAAAAAGTCACAAGCGGATGCCAGTGGCTCAACTAATCAGCGATGGAGTACTTAGGTATCAATTAATTTTAAGCGGCTTTAATCTACAACCATATTCACCTTGCTTCATTCCGTGGCCTAACACACTGAAATAGCCTTTCAAAATATATGTACCTGTCTCCCAAAAAAGATGGTCGTCACAATTACCGTCGATTGTAAGTGATAGGTAGGTTGAATTAACATGTGAACGTGATTCGCCAACCTTGATACTTCCAAATTGCTCGTAACAAATAACTATAGTGCTGCATTCAGGATTTCCTGATCGTGAAAAACGCTGCACATCAACATCAGATGAGTCAAAAAGAATATTTAGATAAATTTTCCTATCAATATTTTTAGCGAGAAAGTGATTGATTTTTATGATTTCTTTACTCAAAGGTGTTACAGCTTTCGCCTTAACATGCGCGTTCCGTCTAGGAAAGCTTTGCTCTACAGAAACTGAAAAGGCGCGCCATGCGTAATAAGCACCGATTAATGACACCAATACTCCAGCTATTGCTGCATAGTCACTTATAGTCATTGTTATTCCTTTTGTATTTAGTAAAGGAATTATAAATTGAAAATCCATGATTATCATCATTAAAGAAAATGAGATATTTATAGTAACTCACTACTTCTGACATTGCTCGCGCACATACGCCTGCAGGCCCGTCAGTTGCTTGGTGATGGTTTCGATTCGCTCTCTGAGGGTGAAATAATCCCGTTCAGCGGCGTTAGTAAGTCTGGGGGCGGTTGCATCATCCACGCCGGGGGCGCTGGCCGTTCCGTTCTTTGGACAGGTTGCGTTGATGCGCAGCCCACACTTACCAGTGCTAACGCAACGCTGTAGATCTTCAAGCTGCTTTTTAGCATCTGCTAGTTCTCCTGTGTATTTAGCGTCGAGAGTGGCAACTTCACGCTGGCGCACTGTCATATCGTTAATGGTGTCGTTCGCCAGTGTCAGCGCGCTGGCTGCCTTGTCGCGCTGCTCTTTGTAGTTCAGAGCATTGTCCCGGTAGTGATTAACGCCCCATGCCAGCGAGACAATCAGCAGGATAATGGCAGTAGCAATAATGGCTATTAAGCGGCTCATCGAATTGCACGCCTGTCGATATAAACACCCACATAGCCAGCACCCCAGCGGGTATAAAACCACATGCGCCGTCCAGTTGATGGTGAGCGGATATCCTGACGAACAACGCTGAAAGAAATTAAACGCCACCACGGCCAGAATATAGGTCCATGCGAAGGGCGAAGATCTTTGGCGAAATGCGCGGTGGATAATTCAAATTTTATCTTCATGGACTCACCCTATTATTCACTGTTCCAACCCCCAACATGTCAAAGCGCTTTCCTGATCCCGTCGCTCAACCTGACCGTAACAACCGTTCGCCTGGCCTTTGGTTAACCGGCAATCGCGGCCCCCGTCTTTGATCCACCAGCGAATTGCTTCACACGCACCTTTGCGGTCGCCAGCATTGATGCGCTGGTAGAACGTGGAGGGGAAACATTTAGAGGGGCCGATGTTGTACGGGCAGAATGACGCAATACCTACTTTCTGAGGTTCAGTTAGCGGCACTTTGATATTTCGGTCTACCCATGCAAGCGCCTTATCACGCTCGACAGCGTTAACCTTCTTGCACTGTTCCTCTGTCGCTCTCTGGCCTTTAATAACAGGCTTGCCATTGATAACCGTTACTCCATGACACAGTGACCAGACGCCACCAGGATCGACAACTGCCACCAGCGCGTTACCTTCTTTCTCGCTGATGAACTGATCAAACAGTACCGGCGCCGATGCGCCTGCAGCGATGAGAGACAACATTGCCGCGCTAAGCTTTGCCCTGTTTGCCATCACTCACCCCTGGCGGCTTTGCGCCGATCCTCTTTGATTTTGAAAAAAAGATTGGTCAGATACGTCAGCAGGCCAAAAAGAATACTTGCGAGAACACCAATTGCCGCCCACTGCGAGGGCGAGACTTTATCCAGTAGCTGGAGCACCCAGAACCCTCCGTTTGCTCCGGCAAAACCGTAGCTCACACCAGTTGTGATTTTGTCCATTCGATACATACTCCACCTCCGCGTTTGGGAAGTGCTGTGCGTGATTGATAAAGGGAGGGATCTGGCCTTCGGGCGCTTTTGAAAAGTTAAAAGTGTGAGTGATTCCCGAGGCCAGAAATGAAAAAAGGCCGCTACTAGCGGCCTTTAGGAGTATTCATTGTTTTTAACAAACGTCCCAATCGAGTTCGTTTAGCGTGAAAACAAGTTCTCCATCTATAATTTCATATTCAATAGAACCCTCTACTGAACTTGAAAAGTCATTATCGACGCAACCTTCATAATAAGTATAAGGCGCCGAGAAATTGAAGCTACCCTCATCTATATAAGTGATTTCAAAATTATAAGAATCATAGCTATATCTTGAATCGCTATCAGAAATAGAACTCAAAACAAAGTTTTCAAATTTATTCGCGTTCTTACATATTAAGTCTGAAATTGCATTTAAATCATTAGGATTTATATTTCCTAAAGTTAGTCGATACTCCGATTCATTTCCCATACAACCTCCATCATTAGGTATAGAGGTTATATATTTTGCCATTTCGGATGTAAATAAAAACCCGCTCAGTAGCGGGTTTCTTTTATTTGAGGTCGCTTTCGATACAGCTTTGCGAAGCATACACGAAGTTAAACACTTACTGGCTCACTTTGCAAGTAAAATCTGCTGCCATTTGTATCGAACGCGTCACACATTGGCGCGTAAAGCATCGATTCCGCTAAACTTAGCCAGGTGTCAATGCGACGGCGGCAGGTCATGAACGTCAGTTCCGGGTGATTCATCTGGAGTTCTTCTGCCATGCTACGTTTGCTTTTGCGGTATCGGTAGCGCTGAACAAGTACGTTAACCAGACCGTCATACTCGCCAGCCAATACAGTGCAAATGACACGATCGATAATAAGGGCTTCTTCATCCGAGCAGAATGCCAGGCTACTTTTGTTTTTGCCGTTGAGGATTTCTATAAAGAACGCCTCAAGCTCTGGCTTAGTGATGCCAGATTTTTTCATACGGCGTAACGCTTCCTGTATCGCTGTCTTTGTCACGTGATGAGAGGTCAGCAACTGGTTAAACATATTCCCCGCTTTACCCTCGCCGATGTATGACCAGCGGCCCCACATGTTTAATTTTCCCTGAATCCAGATGCTTTCCAGTGTGCGCAGGCGCGCATGTTCGCCAGCTTTACCAACCTCAGACGGGTTTAACATGTTCATTTCTCCACATAAGCGATTACGCCAATAGCCGCTGCTTTTTTTTGAATACGAATTACCAGGTCAAGCTGGCTTCCGTGTTTTTCTTCCCATTTTTTGGGATCGGCATGTAATTCACGGTGATCAGCTCTGCACAGCGGAATCACATGAATATCGTGCGCTTTTGTTCCCATACCTCCTTGACCGTGGCCGATAAGATGATGTGCATCATCAGCTGGTTTACCGCATGCGACACATGGTTGTGTCTTAACCCATTGAATATATTTTGGAAGCACCAAACGCGATTCTTTAGGTCTGCGCATGTGCACATTTGGTGTTTCAGGGTCGATACGAAGCGCCAGTATTTTCTTTGCCGTTTCCTGCACAATCTCAGAGGGTCCGCGCGTTGGCACAATATCGGACTCTCTGGTTACTGACTGAATAACGGGTTTAGGCAGTCGCAGGATCTGACGCGCTGCCGTCTCTGGTATCGCATCAGCCAGGCCATTGCGTGCCAGCCACCAGCAAAGCTCAGGTAGTGTCAGTGCGTGGGTATCATCAAACCCCAGTTCACGGCGAACCGCTGTGAGGATGTAAGCGGCACAGTTCGCCAGGGCGATAGACTCCAGTGCGCTGGATTGCTGGTCGCGTAGCAGGTTGTCACAATGCCAGCACAACCGAATCACGCCGGGTGCGTGGCGCATGGTTGTAATGTTTTCAGCGTGCCAGGATTCATGCGGCCACTGACAGGAGTTTTCACGAAGTAACCAGTCCTCCAAACCTGAAAGGCCACCAGCACGACGTAATACCGCCTCGTTAGTGAATACTGAACTTAACGCAGGGTCTTCTGCCAGCGGCTGATCTGCTGGTGGGATTTCACCGCTGGGCAATTCTGACAGGCGCTCAGGCTCGTTTTCAATGAGCATACGGCCCCGGTGAAAATGAGGCAGCAATTGTGAGCCGGGTCGAAACGCTACCAGCCCCAGTTCTGGAATGACTACCGGCTTGAGTAATGCCCTCACGCAGCAACCCCCGAATAGACCGATATCGTTATTTCAACCTTACCACCACTGATTACCGGCCCCCACTCCACCAACATACGCTTTACCTGACTGTCGTCTTCCCACACACCAGCATGTGTCAGGGCGTCAAACAGTCCTTTGGTGTAGTTGTCGATGTCCCGGCGTCGGTTGTCTGGCGGATAAAGCAAGATTTCCACTGCACACAATGAGCTGGACGGTTTAGGCAGTCGGCGCAGTTGCTCAATGATCGCGGCGCAAGCGTCACTCTGGAAACGCCTACCCGCTTCACTGATCATATGCCTGCCTTTCAGCGGCCCTTTGTTCGGAGCGCGCCAGTAGGTGTTTACGCTCGGTGGAAATGGCAATGTCAGCTTCATAGCTCGGACCCTCTGAGGATGGCAACAACATCAACTGCTGTTTCACGCGTACTGCCCTTGCTGGATATCGCGCGGCGGGCATTTACGTGATGCAGTTCGAAAGCGTGCTGTTCATAAAGCTCGATGATGCGAGGTGCGGTTGAGTTGCTAATCACCACTGTTGCCCCTCGCTGGTGCGCAGCAACGCAGCATTCTGCGAGAGCTACCTGATCAGCCCATTTGAAGCCACCAGCAGCATAACCAGTGAATCCGCTGGTTCCCGGCATCGGTTCATACGGTGGATCGCAGTAAACAACATCACCCTCACCTGCCAGCGCCAGCGTTCTGCGGAAACCGGCATTCAGGAAAACGCAGTTGTGAGCCATCCCGACAAATGCCTGAATCTCTTTCTCAGGGAAATACGGAGCGCGGTATTTACCAAAGCCGACATTGAACTGGTGATCGAGGTTGTAACGGATCAGGCCGTTATAGCAGTGACGGTTGAAAAACAGCAACGCAGCAGCACGTTCAGGGCCAGCCATTAACTGGCTATTAAATTCATCACGCAGCTTGCTGTACCCCTCTGCATTGTTCAGCAGGGAGAACATATGACGGGCATGGGTTACAACCTGCTCTGGAGCCACCGCCAACATCTGGTAGAGGTTGATCAGGTCGGCGTTGACGTCAGCCAGCAGGAAGTTAGCGTGTTTGTCAGAGTTCATGAACACCGAACCGCCGCCCACAAATGGTTCTATAAGGCGCTTCCCTGCCGGGATAAGGTGATCAAGTTCGGGTAGCAGCGAATACTTACCGCCAGCCCATTTGAGAAACGGGCGCTGCCAGGTGCGCTGGGCTGATTCCTCTTTCGGGATAGCGGTAGCAATACGTTCGCCAATCCAGCGCATAACCGGCACCGCCATGCTGTTGCCTATGGCTTTATAGCGCGGACCATCAGGGCATTCAGCGGCATCTTTTCCGCGCCATTCGATCAGGGTGTGATTGTCAGGGAATCCCTGTAAACGCTCGCATTCAACTGGAGTGAGACGACGAACCTGCATGCCAAACTGGACAACATCAGCAGAAGTGCGCGAGTCTTGGGTAAAGGCAACCTCTTCCTGATAGCCTTTACCCTGCAGCCCTGCGGAATCACGACGCCCTACAGATGCGTTCTGGATGCAAATAGCAGGCGGCTGACCGCTGTTTGCATGGCTGCTATCATGATTTCCTGCGCGCATAGTTGGCGCCAAATCTATGGCGGCATCAGCGCCATGATCCTTATAGCTAAAAGCGATGCATGCGTTTTCCTGACCATTATTCCGCCCTAAAGTATGCGCCAGTTCCCGATTAGTGTCGGGGTCTTGTGTACCGTGGACAGCGAAGGTTTCAACTTCAAAATCTATTCTCTGCCCTTTCGCAGTAAGGCAGGCTGCAACATCAATATTCCCGCTGGTATTTCCACCACCATAAGCGAGAACGTTCATACCTCGGTCAGCGCAAGGTGATGAGTCGTGTCTTGCCGTTAATGTTCCTGCCAGTTCCGACCCGTATTGTGTTTCACTTACCAAACCAGCACCGCGCTGCGCGAAAATCTCCTGGTTGCTCTGCCTGATACCGCCTTCATTGTTCGACTGGTTTAACGTAGGGTGCGGATTTACTGGGTTGTCCCAGTGACTACCGATTTCAGCGCGTTTAACAGCATTGGTGGTAACTGGCGCTTTCGGTTCTCGGCGCGGCGGAGTATCCCGGCGCACGCCGTCGAACTCAAAAAGTACTTCTGCGGGATTGAATCCTTTTCGAGCACTTGCGATAACGAACACACGGCGGCGGCGTTGGGCCACTCCGAAAAATTGAGCGTCGAGCACTCGCCAGGCGACAATGCGCGATGGTCCATACACACAACCAGCGTTCGACCATTTTCCCCCTGCTGGCTGCAGTTCGCAGTCTTCTCCGGCAAGCGCGCCAATAAAGCAGCCGAAGGCGTTATCTTTTGATGAGAGGACACCCGGGACGTTTTCCCAGACAATGATGATCTCTTTTTCTCCGCGTTCGCGGCGTTTGTCGTCAATGGCATTTGCCAGTTCCACATATGAAAGGGTTAACTGCCCGCGTGAATCAGCGAGCCCATTACGCAAGCCGGCAATACTGAATGCCTGGCAAGGCGTACCGCCAACCAGCACGTCAGGTGCTTCAACTTCACCGGCGCGTACTGCGGCAGCAATTTTGGTCATGTCGCCGAGATTCATTACATCAGGCCAGTGTGCGGTAAGCACCGCCGATGGGAATTTCTCAATTTCAGCAAACCACGCTGGTTTCCATCCCAGCGGCTCCCAAGCTACTGAGGCGGCTTCAATGCCACTACAAACTGATCCGTATCTCATCGTTACCCCACAAATCGGCCAGAGGTTTCATAAATCCGCTCGGAGCTTTTCGCTCTGCCGCCCCAGGTCAGGCACTTCCGTTTACGGCGTAGACACTGCTCCCGCTCGGTGATGCTCTGTGACGCATCAAATGCTTCTGCCCATACCGTTGCGGCACGGAGGTAAAGCCCCTTCTGCTCCAGTTCCCCGGCCTGCTGGATTAGCGCTTTAGCGTGGCGTGTCTCCTGCAGCGGCTTAACGTCTGATTCGATACGGGACTCATTGAACGTGTATAGAAATTTGTTCTTCTCTCCGCTGCGTGTTGTGTATCCGGCGTCGTACAGGCGATATGCAGCACGCTGAACGGCTGGGCGCGGATGCTGGGGAAACGCGTCACAGATATCGGCGGCACTGGAGCCAGGGGCCGTTTTGATATATTCCAGAATTTCAGCAACAAGGCTCATGAGCGGAATCCCGCATTTTCAGGCAGTGAATAATCCACGCTCTGGAAACTGGCGCTCGGGCCTGTGGCGGCAACCCATCGACCGTTTACCCGTTCCGGACGGCCAGCCTGCGCCCACTTCGTCGCACCCTGCAGGTAGCCTGGGAATTTTGTAGGCAGGAAAAGTGTTGTCGGTCGCAGGTATTCGGCCATCTGCAGATCCTGAGACCATTTCGCTGTCGCGTAATCCACGACCAGTTTCAGGTCATCAGCGCTGAACCCTTCTCCGAGACGTGCGCGGATATGCTCCATCGAAGTTTTACTGACCTGATACCGTGATCCTGTCTGCTGGTTCAGGTGAGAAAGAACCTGCTTAGCCAGGTCGGTGATCACCACTGCAGAGTCGGGTTGCGCAGCAACCTGACAAAGAGGTTTTTTATCTGATGGATCAGTAGTTGTATTTACTGACGGATCCCCACCAGATTCTGACGGGTCAAAACCGCCTTTTTTGCTGGATTCCGACGCCTCAAATTTTGACGGGTCAGATTCTGATGCATCAGATTTCGACGCGTCAGATTTTGATGCGTCAGGATTTGATGTGTCAGAATCTGGCAGGTTAGCAAAAGCCGCAGCGCGCAGTTTCTGAACATTCAGGGTGTAAACATTGGATGCATTACGGTTGCCCTGGCGGCGGGATTTGCGTGTCAGCCAGCCCTCTTTCTCCAGCGCTGATATGGCTGTTCTGACAGTGCTTTCCCCTGCCCCAATCTGGCGCGCGATTGTCGCAATGGACGGCCAGCAAACGCCCTCGTCACTGCTGAAATCAGCCAGGCGCGCCATAATCGCAACACTGGAGAGTTTCATGCCAGACGATGCGCAACCGTCCCAAACGTAACTGGTTAATTTAGTGCTCATCCTTAGCCTCTATCTCAGTGAAATCGCGCCGAAACTCTTTGATCGGGCTAAAGCATTCGCCGTGTTCATAGTTTTCGCGAAGATAGATAACTCGCCGGGTCTCTGGCTCCCAGCGGATGACGTGGACGGGGATCCCCCTTCTGTCTCTGAACCATCGGTTAAGGACGCGCATAAACGTTTTGCCCTCCGGTAGTAGACACCCACGACGCCAGCCGCTCGGCTGTGGTTACATGCAACCCAGCGGTTTGATACTCTGCGTTCATACCGAAACAGCGGAACACCCGGAATCGGGATCATCCTCAGTTGCGGTAAACGGTTTTTTACCGTTACACTGTTCATGCGTTAGTTCTCCACACGATTGCTATGCGCCACGACGCCAGGAGCTGCACACTCGCTGGCGTCATCCTTTTCAGGCGCGCAAAAAACCCGGTACAGAAGCGTTAAATGCTCCTGCCACTTCGCCATTACCTGATAGCTGTTCTCTTCAATTCGCTCGCGTTCGTCAGCATCGATAACCCCATCAGCCGTCGCTATGCGTACGTACTGAGAGTGCTCACTGATCCATTCAATCGTTTCCATCAGGCGCTGATTAATGTCGGCATTGTCGATATCTTCAACTTCCACCAGCGGAACAAAGACGCCGCCGGAGTGACGCGCTATCGCATCGGTAACGTAGTGAGTGCCGCTTGCACTCTGGAGAAGAAGCGCCCACCAGAGAGGGAATATTTGGTCGCCGCCATTGCGAAGGCGATTGTGTAATGTGTCAGCCGATGGAGTAATGTCATCAGCCTTGTAAAGACCAAGTATTTCCGCAGCCTCTTCGTAGCCGCCAGGTAGATCAACAATTGTTCTCCTGATGGCGGCCACCAGCCACAAAGGCTGTTTTTCTGCTTTTATGTGTTTTTTACCCACGTTTAACTCCTTGAATCTGTGGTTTGTTTTAAGCAGCAGTTTCGCTAGGCTTCTGAGGACGGCTAATAGATTTGATGAATTCCGGGGAAAACTTCCCTTTAGAGGCAACCGAGATTTTCCCTGCGTAATCAGTCTCGCCAGTAAAATCAGTACGGGGAAGAGAGCCCTTCTTCATCCACTTGTAGATAGATCGGGTGCTACATCCACAAGCTAACGAAGTGGCTATTACCCCAACCTCTTTGATGGTCTCGGCCAGTGTTGGATTTTCTTTCTCTTGCATATGAACCTCACATTATGAACCTAAAGTACATATTATGACGGAACTGATAGTTCACGCAAGTAACACTATTATTGAACTTATGGTTCAAGAAGAAAAAGCGCGTAAAGACTTCTCCACTAGGCTGGCGCTGGCCTGTGATAAATCTGGTTTACACGGTCATGGGCGACAAGCTGACATCGCAAAACGAATGAAGCTAACTCCTAAGGCGGTAAGCAAGTGGTTTAATGGAGAGGCAATTCCTCGGCGTGGCCGCCTACAGGAACTAGCTGCCATTATTGGTACGTCAGGTTCATATTTGCTTGGCGAAACCGAAGAGGATGGAGTATCGCCTGACAGGTCTATCCGAAACGAAGATGTCTATCGTGTCGATGTGCTTGATCTGACTGTTAGCGCCGGGCCAGGAGCATATATGCTTTCTGAGTTCGTTGAAGTACTAACCGCAATTGAATTTACCTCAGAGCATGCTAGGGCATTGTTTGGGAGCAGATCGGCGCGAGACGTTAAAGTGATGACCGTTGATGGTGATAGCATGTACCCAACGATAAAATCAGGCGACAGATTGTTTTTCGATGTATCGGTTAGGGATTTTAAAACTGATGGTATCTATGCTTTCGTATACGGAAGGACCTTCCATGTTAAACGTCTACAAATGCAGGGCTTGAGGCTTGCTGTTCTCTCAGATAATCCAAATCTTGAGAAGTGGTATATAGAAGAGGACTCTGCGGATCAGTTTTATGTAATGGGTAAAGCACTACTGCAGGAATCAATTCTTTATAGCAAACTTTAACAATAAATATATGCAGGATTTAAATAACTCTGTTTACTTTTACAGCATTCGCACTTCCCACCCCACGTAAATGTGAGTATTTAAAACATCCTCTTTTATGTTAAAATATTTCTGGTTGTAATAAAAACAAAGGAAATGTAACATGAAAAATACTGCACTTGTCGCCATCGTGGCATTAACCCTTGCTGGGTGTGCTTCGTCTGGGAATCAGCAACTTAAAAACGAAACTGAAACCAGCGTTCAAAATAGGATTCAAGAAGGTAAAACAACTAAAGCTGAGGTTAAATCCTTCTTTGGCTCTCCTGATGCTGTTTCATACACTGATGGGGGGAATGAAATCTGGAAGTATTCCTTTGCAAAAGTAAAAATTAATGGTACGACCTTCATTCCATTTTATGGTCTTTTTCATAATGGAACAAATGGGACGAAGAAAGAACTTACAATCCTATTTAAGGATGACAAGGTTCAAAAGTACACAATGGCGGAATCAGCTATTAATACGAAATCGGGTTGGGCTGATTAATCCAGATGCTCGGCCATATGCCGGGCTTTTCTTATCCACGCATTCAGTACTACGTCATCGTTCATCTACAACCCCATGATCTTAAAGTTCAGTGTTGTTAACCCCCTTCTGAAGAGCTTACCAGCGAACTCTCTATAATCACTTCTATTCAAAATAATTAATTTCAATTAAATCATTAAGTTAAAAAAACACAAAATAAAAATGAACCAACAGTACTTTACTGAGTTGAACTTTTAGTACAATATCAACTCATCAACAGCGAACAGGCAGGACGCCCACGAAGTAGCCGCCGATGGCGTACGAATAATCGGATGATTCGCTGACAGGTATCTTCGGGAGGGGTTAAGTGCTGGCTGACTACCAGACACTAAGGATCACTTGGTGAATACGTCCCCCGACCAACCCTCGGGGCATCAGGAAGAAATGACGTAGGGGCCGCTGACCAGTCATCAGCACCCCGCCCGAAGATACCTAAAGAACATGGCGAAAGCCGACAGTCTTGAAGGCGTTTCTCTCAGGTTTCGCGCTAAAGAATAGCGGGGAGAACCTGGGGCGGTGAGCAAACCCCGCGCGGCTGCACCTGATGCTACAGCCCAGACCAATAAGCCGACTGGCAACGTAACTGCCCTTTGCATCTGCCCCGGCAAGGTAGCGCTGCCGAACCGGGGCGGGTGAATCGTAAGTAATGCGCCAGTTGATCCTGGGCGTTATCAGGTCAGTGAGATGCCAGCACTCTCGACGGCAGTGACGGCGGGAAGTAGACTGCTGACGGCTCGGAAAGACGAGCAAGCCCAGAGTACCCGTGAGCGGCTGAAAAAACACGGGGGAGTAGGTTCAGTCCCTGCACACAACAGGTTAGAGCACTGTGTAAGCGATAAGCGAGATGCTGATACGCCTGCAAATGACTCCGTAAGGCGTCTTGTTCCATCAGTGTTCTATCCGTTGTGACGTGTACGAGCGTACTGCAGCGCCGGTCGACGCAAAGACCCGTAAATCGACTGGGCCGTAATACTGGCGGCCAATACCAAAACAGAGCGGCGGGAAGTAAGCGGGTTAGCGCCCCGGTGTCACAACCCCATCGCAGGAACGCGATAGCTGTGTGAAGTCTTAGGGCGGTATCAGCATCTTCCACTTATGAGGCAGATGATAATGTTCTGGCTGGTATCGCCCTCTTTTTACACAACACACAAGAGCATCACCGCAGCGACGGCTCATAACCCAATCGCTACGGGCGGCACTCACCGCAGGTGCTCTTTTGTGTTGTGTGGAGAACTAACGGCGGTTGCAGCCGCCCTTCTGAGGGTTAACCGATGGAAAATGAACGTTTGACCAATATCCCCGATTTCTTCGGGGAACTGGACGGCGGTGTGTTTGAAAATAAACTTGCCGCAGCACTGAATGAAGTCGCCCTGGGTGTTTTGAATAACGGGCAAAAAGGCAAAGTGCAGGTCACCTTCGACCTGTCTCGCCTGAGCAATTCACTGGAAGAGAAGCGCGTGACCATCCAGCACCGCCTTTCTTTCACCAAGCCTACCCCGCGCGGTAAGTCTTCCGAGGAAGACACAACCGAAACCCCGATGTATGTCAATCGCGGCGGCAAACTCACTGTGCTGCAGGAAGATCAGGGCCAGTTGTTCACGCTGGGCGGTGATCCTGCTGCAAAGCTCGCTAAATAAATCCATCAAATTCGACTTTATCTCTTAGCAAAGGAAACCAGTTTATGTCGCAGCAAGTAGACAACACCGCCATCAGCCAGATCCGCGATATGGTGCTGAGCCAGTTCATTGAAGAAAAATTAGCAGGCGCTGATTGCCCTGCGGTCGTACTCCCTAAAGATGTGTCGATTGAAACGATCGAGCGCCTGCATACTGAGCGCTTCCGTTTCCGTGGCAAGCTGGATACCTCCAGCATTGAAGACTTCGTTCGCTACTCTACCGGCTATGCGGCAGAGGGTACTCGTTGCTTTATCAGCACCGATAAAATGAGCGCGTCTTCGGTCTTTAACCTGGGCACCATTACCAACCCCGGCCATGCGGATAATAAAGCGGTTCTGACCCTAAAGCGCACAGCTCCATTCACTGCGCTTCTTGCTATCAACGGTGATCGTAACGACCAGAAAACCCTGGCCGAATGGCTGGAAGACTGGTCTGATTTTTTGACTGGCTTTGATGGTGACGGCGCGGTGATTGACGCTAAAAAATCAGCGGCGGCAATTCGCAAGATCACCATCGAAGCGATTAAGAGCGCTGAATATGAGGATCAGGATTTCAGCGGTCGCCGTTCGGTCATGGAAAGCGTGGAAGCCAAAACCAAAGACATCATGCCTGTGGCCTTTGAGTTCCAGTGCGTGCCGTATGAAGGTCTGGCTGAGCGCCGCTTTAAAGTGCGTATGAGCATCCTCGCGAGCAATCAGCCGCTGCTGGTTCTCCGTATTACTCAGCTCGAAGCCTATGAAGAAGAAATGGCGGTGGAGTTCCGTGATCTGCTCGTTGAGAAATTCACCGACAGCAAGGTTGAAACTTATATCGGTGTCTTTAACGCCTAATTACGCTGCTGCAAATGCCCCTGCGGGGGCATTTATGGAAGCGAAATTCATTTAATTAATCGCCACTGGCGAGGGTTTCTTACAACCAAAAAGCGGCGCGGTGCAGCGCGTAATGGAGAACCAACAATGTCATTTATTCAGACTCTCAGCGGTAAGCGTTTCGACTACATCAATTCAACCGCAGACGATGTTGATATCGAAGATATCGCAAACGCCCTCTCTAACATCTGCCGATTTGCAGGCCATGTTCCTGAGTTTTATTCAGTGGCTCAGCACTCAGTGCTGTGTAGCCAAATCGTACCGCCGGAATTTGCATTTGAAGCGTTGATGCATGACGCAGCCGAGGCGTATTGCCAGGATATTCCGCAGCCGCTGAAACGTCTTCTGCCTGACTATAAACGCATCGAACAAATGGTAGATGACCTCATTCGCGCCAAATACGGTTTGCCGACTGATATGTCGACAGTCGTGAAATATGCGGACCTCACCATGCTGGCGACAGAACGTCGCGATCTGGATATCGACGACGGCACACGCTGGGCCATTCTCGACGGTATCCCCTGTTCCGACCTTATCCAGATCATCCCGCTTCGTCCTGGTCAGGCTTATGGCCTGTTCATGAACCGGTTCAACGAACTGATGGAGATCCGCAAATGCGCCTGACTAAAGAACAGTTGATCGCTGCCGCTCACGCAGCGGCTAAATACCTCCCTGCGGCTTCTGCAGACATTATGAAAGAACTGGCTAACCGTCTGGATGTTACCAGCGTGGCGTTAAGTGAAGCGCTGGAACACCGTAATAATCTGGCGGCTGAAAACATGATGCTGAAAACACCTGAAACTTGGATGGCGGAAAGTGATTACGGTTATGAAGCCTGCGAGCTGGCGCTAAACGAAGGGGCCACAGAGCAAGAAGCATTACTGGCCGGGGTTCAGGGGATTATTGATGCAATCAAAACTCCAGCAACCAAAAAATGGATAAATGATTTCCTTAATCAGGCACGCAAAGAGGGGGCAATCTTTGCGGCAAACAGAATGCTGGCCGCATGGGATGCTGGTTTTGTTGAAGACGCGCCGGAAAATGCCGCCGATATAGCCCGAGCAATCCTTACATCCACAGAGTTTATGGACGATGCACCGGAGGGAGATTTCAGCCGCGCTTTTGCTGATGAGATGCTCAAAGCTATCGCCCACCAGCTTCGCGAGGGCAAATAACATGGCTATTGGAATAACCAGACTGATGTCTGCTATTGGTGATGACCGCATTCAATTTCAGATGCTGGACAACGCGATGACCAGTATCCGTTCTGCCAAACAACACACCACTATTTCATTTCAAACTCAGGCGCTGAATGCAACTGATGCTGCTCTTGGTGACGGTAAAGTCGGCTTTATCGTGTGGGTAGACCGTGACGTTCTTAATACCGAAATGGCTACTCTTCGTGCTCAAGATAATGGGGAGGCCACCAGCAATGGCCGCTAACTCATTTAAACTCATGTCCCGTTCTGGCGTTATCAAGCGTGCTGATACCGGGATGTTCATCAGCCTCAATGATATTCACGTCAAAGAAGGATTTAACAAACGCGACGACGACGAACGTACCCGTCTGGCTGATGATGCTCTGTTTGAGTACCTCATGAACGGTGGCACAGTGCCACCTCTGGAAGTCACGGCCCGTGATGAAGGTGGTGTGTGGGTTGTTGAAGGGCACCGCCGCCGTCGCTGCTATGAACGCTGTAAAGCCGCTGGCAAACCCGTTGATCGCATTCATATCGTTCCGTTTGTGGGAAATGACGTTGAGCGCCTGGCTCGTGTCATGACCAGTAATAACCAGTTGCCCCTCACCCCGCTGGAACAGGCGCAGGTAATTAAGGAACTGGCTACAACTTTCAACCTGACCACTCAGGAAATAGCGAAGCTTGTTCACAAGTCGGTCCCTACGGTTGAGAAGTTACTGACCCTTGCCACTGCTAACCATGATGTGCAGCAGATTGTTAAAAATGGCGAAGTTTCCGTAGGCGTTGCAGTTGAGCGTGTTCGTGAGCATGGCGAGAACGCCGGGAAGGTTCTGGAGCAGGATCGGGCCGTGGCCGCTGCCGCTGGCAAAAAGAAAATCACCAAAAAGATTATCGCCCCGGAGGTCAGCGTAAAAAGCGCTCGCCGTCTCGTCGAACTGATCAGCCTGGCTGGTATAGATGATAACGGTGTGGTCACTCTGGAAGGACTGGCACTGGCAGAGGTGCTGGCGATTGTTGATGAACATAAGGCTATTTCAGCACAGCGGGAGAAAACAGCATGAGTAACACCATTACCGAATTGCCAGTTGAACGTAACGATATAGGTTACTGGTCGCACCCCGCTTTTGAAGCATTAATCGGTGACCGTGAAGGTATCTCGTCCAGTGAATTTGATGCATGGCTGCAGGCCAATAATCTCGAAGATGCTTACTCCTATTGGGGGGAAGAAGATTCAAAAGAATATTTGGAATATGCAGAGTCAGGGTCATTTGCCAAATGGCAGCCTACGCCACCAGCAGGACTTGGTTGGTTTATTTGCTCTATCCATGAAACAGAAGATGATGGCCCGATCTGTATTTGGCTTCGCAAGTTGCCAGTTGTGGGATGAGGATGACGACTGATGCCCAGTAAGCTGAAACAGCGGCGCTTGCGCCGCCTTAAATCAGATGTTGCCTGGTGGCGCGATGAGGCCAACGACTGGAAAGAAATCGCACTGGAGCACGCCGCCGAGATTGAGCGACTGAAAGGCCAGGTGATTCATGTAGTGTTGCCGATGATGGTTCCACCAGCAGTAATACAGGATATGAAGGCGCGGCGTATCGAACACGCGCTTTGCCTCAAATGTAACGAAGGTGCTCGCGGGGGCTGCTCCGCATGTGCCTACAATGATCGATAACCGGGTGCAGCCGGTGATGTGGAGAGACTATGAATACACTTTTTCTTCTTATGGCTGAGTTTAATACTCCTGATATCGAGCTTTCTGCTGTTTGCCAGAAATATTTCGGGATGAGTCCTTCCACTGCAGAAGCTAAGGCTAATGCATGTCAGCTACCTGTTCCAACATACCGTATCGGTGCATCCCAAAAAGCTAAGCGCTGTATCAATATTCAGGATCTGGCCGAGCACATTGATCGCATGCGGGCAGAGGGTCGGGCGGAGTGGGAAAGAGTGAGAACTGATAAAAAGAAAAACACCTAACAATAAAAAAGAAAACCCGTCAGTTGTCGGGTTTTTCTACGATCCGGTTAATTGTTCATCACCAGCATCCGGGACGCAATAATTATTTTTAAATTTCAAATTCTTAGGTTTTACTTCATCTGAAATATCAAAACCGTCAAGGATTCTTGCAAATGTTGCTTCCGGCATGTCGTCGTGAATAGTTAATTCACCAGTCGTCTGTTTTTTGACCATATTATCAACACGCCAGATAATAGCCTCTGCATACACAACATAACTTGGATGCTTTATGAAACGATGATCGCCTGCGTTTAAAATGCACGCATCGTCATGTGGAACGCCTTCTTTAATGCTTGAGATATTGACAACTAAAACGCAATAACAATCATTTACCGGGTAATAAACTGGGTCGTTACATATCACATGCAGATGTTTGCATGGCCCGGTAGGAGCCAGAACAGTTCCTTTCCTGTAGGGCTGGTATTGTGTCAT